CCTGTTTTAGAAAAAATCAAACTCGAATACCTAGACCCTACTGTTTTATTTACGGTTTGATATTTGATTAAATTTTCCACTTTAGTATTTGGAAAATCTCTTAAAATTTAGAGATATAACTCTAACTAAAGACTTAGATAGAGAGTTATTTTCTAGGTATTCTGGGAAAATTCCACAAGATATAGCTCCAAGTAAGATTATTTGTGTAATTCTAGAAGAGGGGAGTGGAGCTCCAGGGGGATATTCTGTTTATGGAAATACTATAGCTGCTTTTTACTACAACTACCAAATTTCTAATACAAGAAAGGCTAAAATAGTGTACTATTAAACTACTTATAAAAAGCCAATATCGTAGCATAAGAAGTAAATCCATAGTTTTTTATTTTTCTAATTACACATCTATTAGGCTGAGAAACTTGTAAGTCCCAATATTCATATATATTCATTTTTTCACCTTTGATGTAATTATATAAAAAACCACTTACAAAAACAGCAGTGGAAGGGATTCCTTCTACACTTATAGAATCTCCATTCGCAATGTTAGCAGTTAAAGTAACATTTATAACTTTAATTTTAAGAGCATTGTTGCTATCAAAAGTAATTAAATTTTCCAATCTCTTACGATTTTCCCAGATAGACAACTCTTCAAAGTTCCCATCTGGAACACTTACTCTTCTGTTTTGAGCTTCTTTACAAATGTAGAATTTCTTGTTTCCTGGAAAATAGTAAACATTACCTTTTACCGCTTCTGTCAATGGAAATTTCCCGTCTTCTTTTCCAAGAGCTGAGACTACTCTATCATCAATTTCTTGAGCTGTTCCTGTGTATCCTCCCTTTTGTGTATAGTTAGTTTCTAAGAATTCTTTTGTGATGAATAGATCTTTTCCAACTCCTTCCACAATTATAGACTGAGCATTAGACGCGATTAAGTTAAGTTTCAATTCTATCTTGAATGGTCCATCTGTCTCTGGTGGTATCCAAGAAGTTTCATCTCCGTCATTCATGTAGTAGTACATTATCTCTTGCCCATTATCGTTAACAAACACACCTATTTCTCTTGGATAATATCCTGTTCTAAGGCTCACATTATCAATGTTAGTAGTCAAAATAACTGTGTCATGTTCTTGGTTTAGGGTTAATATTCCTTTCTCAACTTTTTGATTAATTAAATGTTCTAGCTCTGCAGGGTTATCATAGTTGTCTAGTCTACCATCGCCTATTTTAATCTTAACGAAGTTAATAGGCTTATTCTCTGCCTGAATTTTAGCCAAGTATTCTCTACCTTTTTTAGTTATCCCATTAAATTTCATTTAGTCATACCTCCTGTTATTTGTTTGTAAGCTTTTATGTAAATGGCATTATTTACAGTAAAGTCTTTCTTTTTATTTTCCTTAGTTGCTAATAATGTTACTTCTTTAAAACCAGATATGTAGTACTTAGATGTATTTATCTGCTTCAGCTCTATATAGTCTAAGTGGCTTCTAACGTTCTTATTAGCTTCTATGTTTTCCATTAATTCTCTATACTCTTTAGGATCTGTTATTTTCTTATCCGTATAGATTCTAAAAGTTCCAGGTCTGCCATTGTAAACATTCCATTCTTTAACATCAAAGCCTTTGTACAATAGACCGCACACATCTTTTAATACCTTAGTTGTACCCATATTAATCTTAGAAAATATAGCTCTTTTAACTATTTTTTTCTTTTCTTCAAGAGTTGCATTTTTAGTGTATATAGAGTATTCCCATAACAGCATATTAATCTCTTGCTCATTCATTAAATCTATCATTTCAAGCTTTTTTAATTCACTATTTATGATAGAGTTTCTGCTTCTCAAGACATAGTTTATAGATTCATATATCCATTTTGTTGTAGCATCATCAAGAGTAGATACAGCAGCAATATCTGTTAATTTCAAGTCATCAATTAATATCATATGTCTTCAACTCCTAGATAATTGATTACTACATTGGTATTACATTTAGCAAACTGATGTGGCTCTAGCTTTTTGTAAGCTGGAGATGTTATAACAGTTCTTTTTACTCCAGCAAGCTTTAATCTTTTGATAAGTTCGTCAGGTATGATGTCTCTTCCTAACTTATTTTTTTGCCATTCTATGTATTCATTTACTGCTATTTGTACCTTAGATTTTATAGAGTTAATATTGATTTCATCAGCTTTATTTATGTAATAATCAAATTCAACTTTGTAATCTACAACTTCAGGGCTTTTTATAGTAACCTTATCTGTCAAAGGTCTTATTTCATCTGAGTTCACAACTTTTAAAACTTGATTTCTCAACTCTTCAGAAGGAACTCCATTTTTTGTAAGTACATAGATATCAACTTCGCAAGGGTTTGGACTCTTAACAGTGACATCAACTATTTCTGGAGATGTCGATAAAGTCCAAAACACATAAGCTCCAACCGAACCCGCAACAGAAAACGAGTCAGGTACAAGTCTTAATCTTTCTCTATAGACCTCGTCTTCTTCCAAGTCAGTCCCACCATTTGAAATAGTGATATTTTCTACTTTAGAAAAATAAGGATATAAGTCAACCATTGTATTGATATGACCTATAGGAATATTATTCCCTATTGTTCCTGGTGTTTTACAGGTTGCAATTCCGTCCACAAACAAAGTATTCTCTGCAATAGAATACTCTTCATTTGTTTCAAAATAAAGGTCATTATACCTGATTAAGCTTCCTTTTGGTATAACTATTTTCTTTTGCTTAGCCGATATGATATGGAATCTAAAAGTAGCTTTAGCATATTGCTCTTCTAGTCTTAATCCTCTATCACCATATCTATCTCCTAACAAATCTAATCTATAATCTCTAGCATATTTCAAGTAATTTTGTTTCAGATTATCATTGTAATTCTCTTCTCTCATAGCTATGAGATATGCAACACTAGCAAAGATTAAGCCTTCAGGCGAGTGTTTAGAGATTTTTCTTCCACTTAACTCTTCAAATTTTTCTTGCATTTGCTGTCTCAGTTCTTCAGCATTAGCATTAATAATTTCATAAGCATCATCTATCATACAATCACCTCTATTTCTAACATTATTTCTAAGTCGTTATTTTCCAACTTTAAATCTAAATTTTTAAGCAGTGCCCTTGGTTCATACTTCTTTAAATTAGTCATTAGTAAGCCTATAAGCTTATTTTTAATAACGGGAATATTTTTATCTATCATATCGCTATCTAAAGAAAAATCTCTCATTAACGGCTGTTCTTCCTTTGTAACTCTTAGTATCATGTGTACATTTCTTACCACATCTTCTATTTCATTTTGTGGGTTATAGTTTATTTCATCTTTAGAATTTATAGAAAATATCATAGTTTAAACACCTTCTTTTGCAGATTTTTTACAGTGTCCTCATACTCAACTCCAAGAATAGTCTTAGCAGTTTGTCTGTACTCTATCTTTTTTTGATACTGTAAAGGGTCGTCTACATACTCCAGTAAAGTTATATCTAAGTTAATATAGTCAAACTCTCCTGTTGCAGCATTGAAATGTGATAGTGTTTCGTCTATCCCAGTTATTAGAAATGGAAATTCTCCAATAACATGATATCCTAGTATTAATGGGGCATATCTTCCCAACTCCATAAAGTCTTTTAGCATTTGTAAATGTAGACTAGGGGCCTTAGTAAGTCCTGCTATTAATTCTATAGACAAGCTAACTTCCATAAGTTCTCTACCTTGTTGTCTCACTTTACCAATACCATAAATTGGCTCATGTTGAGTAATTTTGGCTTTTCTACTTCTTGATAATTCCTTCTTTAAAGAAAATACATTCAAGTCACTAGCATAAAAAATTATGTCTCCCAAACTTCCTATCATGATGGACCTCCTGTGTTACCACTTCCTGTTTGTATTCCTGAATGAGTATGCTCATTAAGGTTGATATTTCCTAGCATAGCAGTACCTTTAGTATTTGTATTAGATTTAAAAGTAGTATCTCCATCAACTGTTAGTTTCTTTTTAATCTCCACGTCTGCGGTAATAACTACTTTTGTGACAGGAGACAATGTCAAAACTCCATCTTTGTAAGAATAGAATCCACCATCTGAGAATGTCCTTTTTACTTCTCCTTCTGAAATGTCTGAAGGTCTCATAGGACAGCCTAAGATGTAACCTTGCTCCATCATGTCAGGTAATGATAGAACTATAACTGTTTGCCCTATCTCAAGATGATAATTATCTGAATGTGATTCTGAGAATGGGACCAGGATATTTAACCAATCTGAAATTTTATTATCTCTATCAGGAAATATAACTCTTGCTTTACCATTTGCTATGTCTATATCATTTACTTCCCCTTGCTTCAAGATATCCAGCATTCTTACTCACCACCTTTTTACTTTTAATCTTATTTGCTTTTTTGTTTCTCTTTCTTTTTTTCTTGTATTTGCAGTTTTAGCCTTTTCTTTCTCTGCTTTATCTCTCTTAGCTTTATCAATTGCTTTTGCTCTCTCTTCTGCATTTTGTCTAGCACCAACTTTAAAAGCTTCTATATCACAAGAGTAGTCTCCATCGATATTGTGTGTAACTTTATCAATTACATATCGTCCAGCAAATCTACCAAAACTATCATCTAGTTCTATAATGCAACCTGCACAGTATTTAACATCTCCATCAACTGTTAAGTTTATAGAGTATTCTTGCTTTAAACTATCCTTTAAAGTTTTCTCGGCCACTTTCTTAGCTTGAGATTTCCCTTTAGTTTTAATCTTTTTTGTCTTAGCTTTTTTAACTCTTTTTTTAGTTTTTGTTTTATCTGCTTTCTCTTTAAAAGCTATATATCCTTCATCATCAAGCATTTTTTACCTCATTTCTTTTCTCAAGTTCTTCTTTTGTAATTGTCTCAACAATGTGTTTCTTTTTATCGGCATCATAATAACTAACCTCGACTTTATCGTAAATACCTTGATTTTTCTTCTTTAGTGTAAAGCTTCTGATACGAAAATCTTTAATATTAAAGATATCGATATTATCGTTATCAATTAATGCATCATCATTAAAGATTATTAGCTTATCATCAGTAACTTTCAAACTTAGAGCTGTTTCAGATAGAATTCTTTTTAAAAATCCTAAATCTGTTTCTCTATCTTGGTCTAGTCTATCAAAGAAGGCATTATCACAATGTAACTCATAATCTAGTTCATGCTTAGTTGCTATTTTAGATAGAAGTTCTGATAGAGTTATTTTTTCCCATGCAACACTGTTAACCTGCTCTCTGATAGTTTGGTCAAGTGGCAATGCCAGGCATTTTAAAGATAACCTTTGGTTATTAAATGTAGGCTCATCTACATAGAAAATTCCAAGGTCTAGGAACTTAGATATCCCATTTTCGTTTTGCTGGATCCCTATTAAGAGCCTTGAATTCTCATCAGGATACCATTCGTTGAGCCATCTATAATCTAAGTTTTCCAGGTCTAACTCTAAGTCATCTACAGCATTTTTTGAGTTATCTGTGTAAGTCATAGAAGAGATACTAGGCTGTATTTCTTCTGTAATATCTACTCCTTCATAGAAAACTAATATCTTTATATTTCTTGCTATCCCATTTCTATCAGCCTCCTTTTTGTAATAAAAAAAGAGCAGCTTTTACACTGCTCTATAGTTTAACTTTTTCTTCTTCTAAGCTTCTACTAAAATCAATATATCTACATCTTTTATCTTTTCCAAGGTGGTAGTTTTGATGTTTCTACTGCACTTGCAATAGGTGAAATTTCAGGTACTATGACAGGAATATTAGAATCAAATACAGCGATAGATAGTAAATTAAGATTAGCTCTCATAAGTTGATGGAAATACTGTTCTGAGCCATATAATTTATAACTTATCAGGTCCCAGGTATCTCCACTAACTGTCTTATAAACTTTTACTTTTTTCATACTATCGCCGTCCTTCTTTTCTTACTTTGCATTTCTTCAAGTGCTCTTTTAACTTCTCTAGCAATATCTGCAGCACTTCCAGAACCACCATTAATGTTGATAGTTATAGTATCTCCACCAACCATAGTTCTTGAGTCATTTGAAATACTTCTAATTCTATCTTTTAGTGATGATACTCTTGAAGACAAAGAGCTTCTAGTTTGTGAATTGTTAAGAATTCTAACTCCACGAGGTAAATTAGCCATAGTAGGAGAATTTACCAGGTAAGAGCTATTATTCATTTCTACAAGTTCAGCACCTCTTTCAGCAAGAGTTGTAAGTCCACCACCAAAGTAGTTAGTACCTGAGTAGTTTTGGGCCACTTCTCCATCTCCTTTAAACCAGTTAAAAGGATTTAATTTAGAACCAAAATTTTTAATGCTTTCCCATTTTTTATTTATCCAGTCAAAGAATCCACTGAATGCTTCCTTAATCTTATCTATGATAGCAGTAGCACTATTCTTTAGTCCATTCCATGCATTAGATCCTATTTCAAGTAAAGCATTGAATTTATCTTTTATCCATTGCCATGTATTAGTGAAAGCATTTTTTATAGCCTTCCATACAGCATTTACTCCATTTCTGAACCATTCACATTTTTGATATAATACTACAAAAATACCTATAAATGGTATAAATAGAGCCTTATACTCTTTAATCTTAGCCCATACTTTAGCTCCTAACTCCATTAATGCGTGAAATTTATTTTTTATCCAAGTCCAAGTAGCTTTAAACCCTTCTTTTATAGCTTTCCAAGCTTTATCTACTCCTTTTCTAAACCATTCACACTTCTTATAAAGTAGGACAAAAATAGCAATAACCGCTACAATAGCTGCAATTATAAGCCCGACTGGATTAGCTACAAAAGCAGCTTTTAATGCTAAACCAACCATTTTTATAATGCCTATGAATTTACCACCTATAAAAGTCCCTATTTTTACGAATGTTCCAAAAAGTTTACTAGCTAGTGGAAACATTTTCTTTAAAGCAAAGAATACTCCACCTTTGCTCTTGAAAGCACCAAACTTATATAACCAACCTACACCTTTTGCAAATGGCCCTAATAACAGTTTGTTAGCAACCCCCATTCCTAAATTCATAGCCGCAAACCCTGCAACCATCTTCACTATAAAAGCTACTAGCTTAGGATTTTCTTTTATGAAATTAGCTACTTTTCCAGCAAACTCCTTTAAAGTATTTAGAGTTTCTTTAAGTTCTGGAGCTATACTTTTTCCAATATCAGCAAGAGCATTAAAAGCATTGTTTCTAAAAATTTTTAATTGATTAGCTAAAGTATTTATTCTATCTTGATACTCTCCGTTAACCTTTTCATTTTCTGATACAGCTTGTTTTGCTTTATCTAATTTCTCTTTAACTCCATCTAAGTTTTCTGATAGCACAGATAATCCGTTGATTACAGATTTATCACTTCCAAAGATATCACTAATCAATGCTGACTTGTCTGCGACATTAGAGTTTTTAATTTTTTCTAGTACTTTTAAGATAGTTCCCTCAGCATTTTCTGCCATTTCTTTATTTATAGTTCTAGGGTCAAATCCCAATTGTTCTAAAGCAGCTGCTTTATTCTTAGTGTTAGCACCTTGAGAAAGTTCAGAATACAATTTACCTAATACAGTACTTGTCTGTTCTGCAGTCACTCCAGTAGATATAAGAGATGTAGCAAACGCCATATTAGATTCTTTAGATAAGTTTATAGATTTAGCAAATCCTCCAGTTCTTGCCGATACATCTGCTAGTTGTGCAGCTGTAACAGAGTAGTTATTAGACAGCATATTAAGAGTATCCATGTATGAGAAAAGCTCATCTTTAGATAAATTTAATTGCTCTTTTGTTTTGGCCAAGAATGTTCCTGCTTCATCTGTAGAAATATCAAATGCTACTTTCATTTTTCCAGCCATATCTGAATATGCTACTATATCTTCGCCTTTTATTCCAGATTGTGCTAAACTACCTGCTATTTCATTAATTTCTATTTGTGATAGAGGGCCATTTTTAGATAATTCAGCTAGGTCATCATAGTATTTTTCAGCTTCTTTACCTAGAATTTTTCTTAAATCTGCTTGAGACTCTTCTACGTCCATATAGAATTTAACTGGAATAGCTAATGCTGCTCCTGTTGCAGCACCTCTCCTAAGTTGCTCACTTCCTTTTTTAGAGAATTGGTCTCCCATATCAGATATAGCTTGTGCTTTACTTAGATCCTTTTTCAACTTCTCTTGCTTCTTTAGTTCTTCATTAACTTCTTTTAACTTTTTCTTATAACCTTCTAGCTTAATTCCTTCGTTTTCTAAAGCACTTCTTGCTGCTTCAAAGACATGTTTTTGCCTTTCTTTTTGCTTATTTAGTTTATCAACTTGCTTCTCTGCATTCTTAACTTGCTCTTTAAATTCTGCTGTAACATTATTAGATTTAGCGTATGCTTTTCTAAGCTGTTCTAAATTCTTAGCCGCTTTATTGTACTCAGAGTTAGCATTCTTATATGCTTCTGCAACTTTATCTAAATTCTCTAGTTTTTTTTGTGTTTTTACTAAATCTTCTGTAGAGTCTTTTACTTCATTTAAAGATTTAGCTGCTTTAGATAATATAGCCATTGTTTCGTTTGCTCCAGCAACTCCCATTTGCCAAATTAAGCTCATGTCCTTAGCCATCTACTCCACCTCCTTAATCATCATTGTTCTGTCTTTCTTCCTCTTCTTCTACAAATTTATTTGCTCTAGCTATCCAGTAATCAAGTTCATATAAGCTACAATCCAACATAGAATCGTAGCTTACATTAACTTTAAAGTAATTAAGAACTCTTAAAAGCTCTGTTATCATATCCAGATAGATTAAGCACCAGTTTCCTCTGTTACTTCCACTGTAGTATCCTTCTGAGCCTCTTTGTCTTCCCAACCTTGACTCAAAAAACGTTTTACCCCATTCACCACTTTTAAGTAGTCTATAGATACTAAGTTAAGCAAGTCTCCATACTTAACTCCAACTGATTTAGCTGCTACAGTTATAGCCCAAGAATCTTCTAGTTCTTTTACAGCTCCAGCATCTTTATTTCTTGCTTTGAATTCTTTTTCACATTGCATGAAATCTCTTCCTGTCATTTCTTCTACATTTATGTCAAGTTCATTAAATTCTTTTCCACCGAAATTATAAGTTTTTGATAACTTTACTTTCATTTAAGTCCTCCTTAATTTAATCCTAAATATTTTCTAACTGCTTGGTTAGCAAGTCCATGTATTACATTTACATTGTTAAGTACATCTATTTCTATAACTGTTTTTCCACCAATTTCAAGCTTGAAATATGTTACTGATAAATCAATAGATGTTTCTAATTTTCCACTAGGCTTCATTTTTAGCCCGTCCATTTTCTTAATTAATCCTTTGAAAGTCGCATCTATTCCATAAACATCAGCACTGTGTGTTTCTCTGTTCATAGCTTGAGCTGCACCTTTACATTCAATCAGAATAGATTTCTCATTGTTGATTTCTAGTACTGACTCATCTACACAATCCATTTTGATTTTAGCTTCTAATTTCTTAAAGTGTCCCATTAAAGGAACTTCTAATTCAGCAGTCAATCCCATTTGCTCAGATGTGACTGTATCATACTCAATGTTAGGCAACTCTACTTCTGATATTCCTGCAAGGTTATTTGAGCCATTGAAATATGTTTCAGCATCTATAAGAGCATTAGGTATTTGTTTTTTTCCCATCTTTTCCCTCCTTATTAAGCTGTTAAGCTTTCAGCAAATTTTTGTAATGCATCAACATCATAAACTTTCTTGAATGTTATAGATTTAGCTCCTGGTATTATTCCAAGCTCTATAGTCCAAGTAATATCTCCATTTATGATATCTATTAAGCTATTATCTACAGCATAGAAATTAACTTTAGCTGATAGTAGTTGGTCAGCAGCAACAAGAGCATTTAATCTAATATTCATAGATTTTTTCATTGTTTCAGCCATTTTTAAACTGAACTTTTTATCCACATTATTAAAATATGATATAACTAGTTCATTTCCAATGTATTTAAACATTCTACGACCATAAATGTACTTGTCTTTTGGGTCTGTTGCTAAAGGATTCTTAGCTGTTTCAGAACCCCAACATCTCCAACCTTTAAAGTTTATAGCAGTAACAACACCGTTTTTATTTAAGAAATTGGCTTGTTGCTCCTTATCTAATCTAACTTCTTCATATTTTCCACTTGCATTTTTCCATACAAAAGCGTCCATTTTATATGAATAATTAGATGGTCCCTGACTTGGAACACCATTGTTTTCTCCATCAACTTTCATAGATAAAGCTGCATAATGTATAGATTGATAATAAATTTCTCCAGCAAGTTTGATTTTTCCATATAGCAATACTTGATCATTGCTTAAAACATTATTAGTTTCCTTCCATTCAACCAATTCATTGTATTTCTTATCAACTGGAGCATTTATTAATGCTATAGCTTCAAACATTCCGCCATTTAATGTTTTAGCTTTAGTTTCCATAATGGCAGCAACATCACTTTCATGAGAAAAATCAGGGACATCTATGAAAGCAGGTAATTCACTATATTTCAAGAAAATTTCGTTTGCTAATTCTAGCCCTGTTCTTTTCATTGTTGTGCTATCAAATCCACCTATAGCTTCTGTTTTTGTAACTTTAGATAAGTCTACTTCTTCGTATTCTATATCTACATTATTTCCAGCTACAGTTGCATAAATTTCTAATCCTTCAGCTGTGTAAACAGTTCTTGCATCTGATATAACTTGCTTTCCTGTTGCATTTTTAACTACTACAGATTCTGGAATTACTTTGTGGCTTGGTATTAGCACTTTTCCTTTTTCAAGTGCTTTATTAGCAAGTGTTTTCTTTTCTGATTTGTGCTTAGTTAAATCTAAGATATTAACTACATATAGTGGAGCAACAGCATACAACTCAAAGAAAACTTTGATAGCTTGTGATATAGAGAAATCTAAATCATAAGTGTCTCCAAAGTATTGGATAGCTTCTTGATAAGTTCCTATTCTCACTACTTCATTGACTTTTCTATTCTCAGCTTTAACTTTGTGAATTGGTGCTGTTCCAACTATAAAATGCCCATAATCTAAAACCACAGGTAATTGAAAGGCTGTAGCCCCTTCTTGTTGGTATGTACCATGTTTATACATTTCTACCTCCTATTATTTCATCTACTATTGAATTAAAATATTGATAGTCCTTATTGATTTTTGGATAATCTTCTACAGGAATTAATAATCTCCCAAGTAGTGGATATTTTTCAATAAGTTTCTCAATTTCTTCTCCAAAATATACAGTCCCTCTAACAAAGAGAAACTCAGGTAAATCTAGCTTTTTACCTACATAAATATATGTTTTCATACTATCCCCTTCCAAGTAGTTTTGCTATTTTTCTCTCAACTACTTCTGATGCGTCAGGTACTCCAAATACTCTAAATCTACAAACAGAGTAAAAATAAGGCTCTGCTTCTGCAGTAAAGTACTCTATTGAAAATGGGTATGATTGATCCACAGCAAATTTTCCATCTACTGTACTTTCATTTAAAAACTCTTTTTTCAAATAGTCTCCAATAGATAAGTTACTTAGGTAATCTTTCTCATCTTCCATTTTAGTGCCTATCCACACTTCTAAATCTACTGGTACATCATAGTTATCGATTCCATTTCTTGTCTGCTCAAACTTAGTAACCCTTAAAATAGCAAAAGGAAAGAGGTCTTTCTCGCTCTTTCCTTCTTCTCTATCTTCATGATTAATTTCAGGTAATAACCCATGATATACTGTAACTTTCTTATCTTGCAATTTCTCTACTAAGAAATCAAATATTAGCTTCTCTACTTCAATTATCATATCCCTATCACCCTATTTATCTCATGTTCTAATCTCATTCTGAATTTTTCATCAGCATAACCTTGTAGATATTCTAAAATAGATAAATTTCCAAGCATTTGAGGAGCTGAAACTGACATTAGTCTTTTAATAGTTTCTCTTTTTCTACCATTTTTTGTAATGAATTTACCCGTTCTTTCAAAAGCTCCTAGATGTCCATTTTTATATGCTATAAAAGCGTTTGGTAAAGATTTATACCCGCCTTTTTTTACTGCAGCCTGAACTATTTTTCCTTTTGTCCTAGTTTTAGGATTTAGCTTGAAATGGTCTAACCCTATAACTCTACCATTACTTATGATAGAGCCCGTTAAATTACTTTTGTTAGTTTTAAAGATATTAACACTACTAAGCAATTTACTTTTTTGAGCAAAATAAGACTCCGTTGTCTTCCTGATTTGCTCTGTTTTTACCATCTCAAGTGAACGATTAATAGCTCTTGAAATGCAACTAGGTAACTCACTCTCGTATTTCCCAAGAGTATTGATAACTTCATTTATTCCTTTAGCTTCAACCTTAACTCCTATCATTTTTCATCATACCTCGTTAAGTCTATTTCCAATAAACCCACGTCTTCCTTAGTTTCTTCTACTAAATATCTAACACCATCTACTAAGATTTTTTCTCCAGAATGAGGTGGGTATTTAAAGAAGGACTTTTCTATAAAGAGTGTCATCCCTTCAATAAATAGCCCGTCATTCTCTAAAGATCTAGTTCTGTTTCTCTGCTTGCTCTGAAATCTCTCCTCATCAATAACACAGACAGTTTCTTTTTTTCCTATAGTATGTGTGTCTCCAAACTCTTCTAAGTTCAAAAAAACACTAGCAAGGTCATTAGTAACTTCTTCTTTAAAGCTCATAGTTATGCCTTTTTAGATTTTTTTGAATTTTTATTAGTTTCTTCAACTTCTGTGTTTTCTTCAGTAGCTTCTTCAAGATTTTCAGTTTCTATTATCTCTTCATTTTCTACTACTTCTTCAGCTTCTACGAGTTCAAGGGATTTAACTCTTTCTATGATATCTGATTCTAAGATATCCACTACTTCACCAGGATTATAAATTATTCCGCAGTAAATCAGTGATTGTTTAACTTTTAATTTCATACAGCCCCTCCTTACTTAACTTTTAAAACTTTTATAGCATCAATGTCAAATGGAACAGGTAAAGGTCTTGACTCTGTTCTTACTTCAAGAGTATTGATTTTTGTATCTTCATCTTCAAAAGGGACTCTTTCTGCAACTATTATCCCTTTAGCTATATCTGCTGCAGGTCCATAGTGTAAAGTATTGTTAGATGGTGCAAATAACACTCTTCCTTCTGGAATCATTTTCACTGTGTCATATGTTTTTCCATCTGCTTTTAACACTGAATGTTGAGTTTGATATGAGTAGATAGGGATATTGTAAGGAGCTAAAGTCCCAATATATATAGCTCCACTTGCTAATTCTTTAGGATCTATTTGCCCAAAATTAGCATTTTTAATATCTAGTAATTTAGCTATCTTTTCATTTTGAGTAAATAATCTTGCTGCAACTGGATCCATAACTATATGCTCAACTCTTTGCCCTGTAGTTTCACCTATTAAAGTGATTACTGATTCTATATCTCCTGAAATATCTGCATTTGGTTGATTCCATAATACTGTAGGAGTAATTTCTTGAACTGTTCCATATTCTATTTTGTCTTCAATTCCTTCTCCTTTTACTACTATTGACCCTTTAAACATTAAGTCAATACACATTAACTCTTCTCTTCTTGAGATTTGTTCTTCAAAGTCTGCGAAAGCTTCTCCTATTAATTTGGCTTTTTTCTCCTCTGGAGATATTCCACCATAGATAGTTTCTCCTGCTGACTTAGCAAAGTAAATTTCTTGTGCAGAGAATGTTTTCTTTGGTGCTACCTTTGGAGCACTGTAGTATTTAGATGCATAACTTCTTTTTACTACTTCTGTTCCTGGTATTAATTCAGATACAAAAGGAGCTACTAATTGTCTACCTTTTCTATACTCAATTTCCCATTTTGGGTATTCATGAGTTTCATGTTTTGAGAAAAACATGTCTCTAATAAATGTCTTTGGTTTTATAACTGACTGGTCATATAATCCTAAAAATTCTAATAATACTGCCATTAATATCTACCTCCTAATTCTTTTACTATTATTCCTTTTTCTCTAGCTTTTTTAATAAAATCAGCTTTAGTAGTAGCTGATTTTAGCTCAAGTCCTTCGAAAATAACTTCCCCAAACACTACAACTGTAGTTTTAGTCTTAGCCGTAGTTCCATCAGCTGTTTCTAAAACTATTCCAAATAAATCTGTTCCATCAGATAATTCTGCACTTGCATTTACTGCTTGCCCTCTCTTAACTGATTTCCCTTGTGGTACTTCTAATTCCATAACTTTGTGACCTGTACCACTTAATAATTGGTCAACTCCGTACTCATTACCTTTTTCTATAAAGCTCATTTTGTACCTCCTGTTTTTTTATTCATATACTTTAAAATATTACTTACTGGTATTCCTACAACACTTCCTGAACCTTCTTCAGCTCTTGGGGCTACAGGAACAGGTGTTGCCTGACTCTCATTTTGTATGTTTTGTAGAGTCTCTTTATTCTTTTCTTTTTTGATATTTAATATTTTTAATGCTAAGTTTGCAGCATCAACTGGTTCTTTGAATTTAGCCATATTTACAACATCATCAAACCCTGCTATTTCAAGATTTTCAATTGATTCAATTCTGTTTCTTTCTCCTTGAATTGCTGAATTAACTATGTTTTCATAAAGTTCTGGATAAGTTACTTTGAATTTCTCTACAGTCATTTCTTCTATATTTGTAACTGCATTTTGAGTTGCTCCAGGAGCAGGTTCAGTTACAGGTTCTGCAGGTTTAGATCCTGGGAAATTCTTAAATTTAGAAATATCAAAAGCTAAACTATTTACAATTAGTAAATTATTAACATTTTGTAAATTTTCCACTTCTCCAACTATCTCATCTACGAATCCATACTCTTTAGCTTCTTCAGCATTGAACCATTTTTCTTCGTCCATAAGTGCAGATAGTTCTTCTTTAGTCTTATCTTTAGCTTTAGCTAAGTAAGTTTCTAAGATACTATCTTTAACCTTATCTAAAAGAATTCCAGTTTTTTCCAGCTCTTGCTTATTTCCATAAGCCCATGTTAATGGGTTATGTATCATAAACATAGCATTTTTTGGCATTTTTACAACATCACAAGCACTAGTTATAATCGTTGCGGCACTTGCTGCAAGACCATCTATGAAAGCTGTAACTTTAGCCTTGTGATTTTTTAAAGTGTTCGCTATCGCCACCGCAGCAAATACACTTCCACCTGGTGAGTTGATATGTACATTTATATTTTCTACATCACCTAAGTTTCCGATTTCTTCTTTGATTGTTTTGTCACAGACATCGTCCCAATACTCATCAGAACCGATAGTTCCATACATTACGATATCAGCGCTTTTAGCTTCGTCATTCTTCGTTATGTTCCAAAACTTCTTTGTCATTTTCGGCATTGTTAATCATCACTCCTTTTTCTTCTAATAATTTGTTTTCCTTTGCTAAGATTCTTACATTTTGCTCAAAATCACCGCCATTAAGCTCGACAGTTTCTTTTGTTCTAGTAGAGAATCCTTGTTGAACTCTTAAAGTACTTGCTTTGACTTCTTTTAATGGATCAAGTTGTCCTTGGCTCGGTCCATTCCATTGAGCTCCACACCAAGCTTTTGTTAGCAATGGATCTTCTCCGTAGTTCTTCATGTCTACTCTACCTAGCAAATATGCTTCTCTTAACCACTCTTCATAAACTACTTGTGTAAAATTGCTAGAGAACCAATCTCTTCTCTTTCTAAACATTTTCCAAGCTTCTAATAAAGCAGCTCTACTAGCAGAATAACTGGCTGTAAAATGCTTAATTAGTAACTCGTATGGAACTTCTAGTGCAGCTCCTATTTGCCTTAAAATTGAAGTAACGAAAGGGTCGAACTGTGCATTTGGTCTACCTGGATTAGTTTCTTTTGCTTTTTCACCAGGATTTAATCCTACAACTATTCCAGGGCTTAATTCAATGTTTTCATCTGTGTTTGTATCAATCTTTTCAGTTTCATCCAAGACTTCATGGTCTGCAATATTAGCCCCTTGGGCATTATCCTTATCACTCTCTATAAAAATCGCATACATCCCACTTACCACTGCTGCCATAAGCTCGGCATCAGTATATCTATCCAGTTGCTTCAGAGCTTCAATTACTGGAGATAGAATAGGTATACCTCTGACTTGCTCAGGTCTTTCAGCTAGCATTATGTGTAGAATGTTTAACTGATCTTCTTTTCCATAAACTGAAATAAAATCAGTTTCTACATTTCCTGACACATCGAGAGGGTGTTTTCTTGCGACATAATATCCAGAGATTCTATTATTGTTATCGATTTTCACTCCATCAACAATAGTTTCATCATTTTGCAATATAGTAGGTGTCATAACTCTATCAGGCTCAATTATTTGTAGCTTTAAGCTATATGGATTCTTTGGTGTTAGAAAATAGTTAAATTTTACAAAGCACTCACCATTTAAGAGAATTGTTAAGAACACTAAGTCTTGGACTTGGTCAAAATTAAGAACTCCCATCTGTTCAATCTTATTGTCTGCCCAGAGTTTGAATTCTTTTTCAATAGTAGTTTCAATTGCTTCAGCTTCTTCTTCACTAATCCCTAAAGTTTCATAGTCAATTGCTGATTTTAGCTTTAATCCACTACCAATAACGTTAGAATTAATAGTCTTCATGACTCCTTGAGCAACAGGAGCTCCCATATACAAGTCCCTTGACCGTTCAACTAGCTTTTTTCTGTTCTTGTAGATGTCTTTTTTTACACCTCCACCAGTAGAAATCCAGCCTTTCATAGAACTTTTTGTGGTAGATGCCCCGTGATTTGAGTATCCAGTATTAAGAATTTCTATTTTTTTTCTAGCTACTTCTCTTTTAAGAGCTTTTTCAGGGCTAAAAAAAGCAATAGTTTTGTCTAATAAATTCATTTTTCACCTCCTTTTGCAATAAAAAAGAAGATTAAAACCTATAAATCTCTAGGTATTACTCTTCTCCCTAATTTTTTTCTTCCATTATTATTTAATTTGTCAAGTTCACCCTCCCAGAAGGCTCTACCTTTTCTAATTTCAGATAAATCTTCTCTCACAAGCTCTCTTGTACCAATTTTATAACTTTTTCCAGTTAACACAGCTATTTCTGCCTTTCTATAGGCTTCAATCATTTGTGAACACTCTTCTCTAGTGTAATTCAATTTATAAGCTCACTCCTTTCGATAAAACTCTTCTTTTTGATACTTTTGTAGCCTTTTTCGTAGCTTCAACCGTATATTTTTTACTTAAGTTAGGATTTGCTATTTTTAATGCTGCATAAGCATAGTTCCTCAAGTCTAGGGGTTCATTTCTCTTAGTTCCTACTACTTTCCAGATAGTTTTTTTAACTCCTTTTTCCCAAACAGTAGTCTTAACTTCAGATGTTAAACCTTTGAAATATGCTTCATCATAGCCCCTATCCACATTGCTTGGAAAGTGCATATACATAGATCCTGGTTCTTCAATTTTTAGTCTAGCAAGTATCGTTTCTTTACCTGTATTTACTCCTAAAGTAAAGAGTGATATTTGCATTCTATTAGTCCTAGATGGTTTGGATACAAATGCAACACCATCTCCACCTTTTCCTTTTATCCCAAATACTCTCCTAAATTCTCTAGGCTTGATATATTGATAAGCTTCTTGAGTATAATGTCCTCCAGTGTCTATACAAGTACAAAGAATTCTTATTTTTTCACCATCTGCATACTCAAACTCTGTTTCCAGGAATCTATCCAATTGCTCCCAAACATCATTTTGACCTGGTGAGCCAATAAACTGTTTGTAGTAAATACCCCAAGACTCTTCCCCAAGTCCCCAACCTACAACTTCAATTTCTAATCTATCGTCTTGAACATCGACTCCAGCAGTTAAAACTTGAACTTGGTCAGGAATTTCTGCGGTATACTCTTCTTTTCTCTTAGAAACATCTAAGAAATCTATCTTTTCTACTTTTTCTTCCCATGTTTGGCCAAGGCAAGTATTCGTAAATACCTTCATCATTTGCATATTACCTTTTGCAGCTTTAAACTTTTTTATAATTTCTGGCCAAGTAGAAAAAGGACTATATAACTCTGAAATATGAAAGCCTCTAACACTCCAATCGTCCACTTCTTCCTGTGGTTGCCATATCCCATGTATCATATTTCTTTTCCACTCATGCTCAGATGATATTTCCAAGCAATCAGAACATTTATGCCCAACTGGTTCAAATATTATGTTTCTCCACTCCAATTTTTGGAAAGAGCCACATTTTGGACATGGAATATAAAACTCTTCTTTCGTTGAATTTTCATATTCTTTCTCAACTCTTGAGTCTCCCTTAATGGTTGGTGTGCTAGTTATAACGATTTTCTTATTCCAGAAAGTTTTAGTTCTTTCTATTGCTAGGTTCAAAGGATCTCCTTCTCCTCCAACATCGCTTTTGAATCTATCTACCTCATCTGCAAGTAGAATTCTCAAAGGTCTACTTGACAACTCTGCAGCCGAATTACTTCCAACCAAGGTAATATACCCTCCAATGAATTCTTTTTGTAGTTTGGTATCCCTTCCGTCAACTTTGTTCAGTATTTTATTTTTAAGTTGCGGTGTACTCTGTATCATGTCATCTAGCCTCGTACTAGAAAAGTCTTCTGCTAAATCTTTGGTCGGCAAAAGATACATGATAGGAGCTGGATCATAATCAGCATAATATCCAAATACATTTAATAAAATTTCAGTCTTAGATAACTGAGCTCCATACATCATCACAATTTTAGATGTTTTTTTATCCGATATTGCTTTCATAACTTCTCTTTGAAATGGTACTCTGTCGGTTTTCCATCTTCCTGGTTCAGCAGATGTCTTAGAACTTAAAATTCTATATGTATCAGCCCAAGTGTCTATGGTCAACTTTGGTGGAGGCTTCAATGTTTGAAATATGTCAGCAAATAGATTAATTGTTTTTCTTAAACTTGGATTTTCTACTAGATCCTTTTCCTTTGCTTTTTTCATCTTCCACCTCTTCTTCATCTTCCAAGATTATGTTTTTATTTTTAAACAATTCTGGACTATAATCACTTAATTCTAATAAAACATCTTCTATAGAACTCAAAACTATATCCTGGATATCTCCAAGATTATCACAGCCCACAACCAAAGGAGCGATTTTGTTAGGTACTGCTAACAATTTCCCTTTTAAATTTGTGAGCATAACTGTCATAACTTTCTTAACTATCTCTGCCGAATGCAGTTCATTTTTTAATTCTGATATTTTTATACTTTTTAGCTCTATATCTTTCTCAATTTTTTCAGTTTCTTTTTTAAGTTTTGTGTCTTTCAAATCTACATCAGCAGAGTTTTGTTCTTTAATAAACTCAATAAAACCTTTTACACTCTCTACGAGCAAATATTTACCTCTGTTTCCACTTTTTTTCACAATGCCATCTTGAGCTAGCATTCTGATATATCTATCTGTCACCCCAAACATCTCCGCAAGTTCAGGGCTACTAACTATCTTTTCTTCTATGTTCATTTTTCACTCCTTAGGAACGGAAATTGTTAAAATTTTGACCAATATTCAGGTGGAGCTCGGGATTCGCGAGACCCGCTTGACTTTTTTATATTCTGAAAGAACCTATTTCGCCAATTGCTGCTTGTTATAATCTTTCAGTATGTTCTTTTTTAGAACTTTTTAAACTTTCATATTTTTATTTGGCGGAGAGTACAGGACTCGAACCTGTAAGTCCTTTAGGACAACAGCTTAGCAGACTGCTCATTTACCATTAATGTAACTCTCCAGTCGAAGGTAGCAATAACTACCTTTGTGCACTTTGACTCGCATTTTTGTTTATAGCCGATATAATGCTGAAAGTGGGCTAATCAATAAAAAAACTCCCACAGGCAACGTATCGCACACATCTAAGTGTAGTGGGAGTATTGATGTTTGGTATACTGTGCATATTGGATTCTCACCAATGAAAGACATTTCCCGTCTAGCCAGGGTATTAGCCCGATGCACCATAATTGGCAGAGGCTTTTTTAGAGTAGAGCCTCAATAACTACAATACATACATTAAAAATTAAAGGAAGATTCTATGAACCCGTTAATCTCAATTTCTACATGCTAACATACTAACACATTTTTTTTAGCTTTAAAATAGACACTTTTTAGCGCCTTTTTAGTGGGTTTTTAGCGTTTTCTAAAATTCTATTAATCTTTGTGCCTTAAAATGGACTTTTAAAGCTCCTAGTATCCTATTTCTCATTTTGTATGTGCTAGTCACGTGTACTTCTAACTTCTCCGCTATTTCTTCATATGTTAAACCTTGAAAGTATTTTAGCTCAATGAATTTAAAGTCTTTATTATCTTTCACCATACTCAAGCACTCTTCTATTCTGAATATCATTTCTCTATAACGACTTATATTATTTGATATTCTTTGCTTCAGCTCTTCTAATTGCTCATACTCACTTTTTATCTCATACCCATTTCCACCTTGCCCTCCAACACCACAGCATTTTTTTAGTTGTGGATTGGCTAAATGCTCAGTTTCTTCTTTTATCCTATTTTTATACTTAGGATAACTGTATAACACATCTTCAATTTCTTTCAATACTATTCTTTGCTCCTGTGTTGCCATTATCTACATCACTCCTTTATACACTTTTCCATAAAAAATATCCTGCTATTTGCACAACAAATCCTAGAAATATGTAGAAGTTAATTCTATCTGCATCTTTTTTAGTTTTATTATCATTCATTGCATATTTTATCCCAAATAGCCCTATAACTCCAAAATGAAACATGAAAATAATTATTATTACTCTCACATAAATTTCCATCATCTCACCTCTGTTATTATATTTCCTAAGATTTCTAGCTTCATACCTTCTGAAGCATACACCTCTTGCATATACTTAGAAAATTCAATTTTCTTTGCTTCTAATTCATCATCAGTCATACATTTTTCTTTAAAAATGTGGCTATTTATTATCCTTACTTGATTCCCATCTTTTACTCTTAACTCTTGTAAATATTCAATCATCAATTCCACTCCTTCCCAATTCTCTGCATATTCTTTTGCCACTTTTCCCAGTAGCAGTTTAATATGTCATCTTTTGTATATCCCTTATTAGCTGAAATAATTATTAAATTTTGAAGTATTTGAAAATCATTTCCATAAAGAGCACTCATAATTAAATTTTCTATATTAGGCTGGTAAATTAATTTTAAATTTGTTCTATCATTAAATAATTTTGTAATTTCATTTTTTATTTCAACAAAATTATCAGATATTTCTAATTTAAAATTAACCATTTGTGCTAGAAAAAACCAAATATCAACAAGTTCTTCCAACTCCTTAGCTTTGTCGTAAGGCTTAGTTTTCCAAGTCTTATGGCTTTCGGGTGTTTCTTCATTGAACTCTATTATTTCTGCTATTAAAGATAATTTAATATCTTTAAGCGTTCTTTCTCTAACATTATTCAAGTTTTTATCTAAATGCTTTTGAAGTTTTAAAATATCTTCAAAAGTTTCAGGTCTTTTAAATTCCATTATCTCACTTCCTCAAATGTCCCTTAGTAGTATAAGTAAAAATATTAATAAAAACATCATTATTATCTTTTCCATTACTTCCTCCATTATTCTATTGATTCAATAAAATCTATTACATCGTCAAAATCAAAGTCTTCCATAGCATCATCATAAAACTCCCAATCATCAACTCCACCGTTAATTAAAGCATTAAGTTTAAAATTTGATTCTAGTAACTCTTCTAAATATTCTCTTGTTATTTCAAAATTCCCATTTGATAATTTTTTAATTTCCATCTTAGTCTCCTATTTTGCTATTTTTTGTAATTGAAGATGCTAATATTTTGTAACAATCTTTGCATACTAAATAAACTCTATCCCCATTCAAAAAATTAAAAGTTAATTTTTCTCTTATCCACTTAGTATTTTTGTGACTACAATTTATTTGTTTTATTTTCATTTTATTTTCCACAATCCTTTTTCAATCATATATTTTCTTGGGTCATCATCTAATACTACTCCACAATCAGCACATATAACTTTAAGTTCATCTTCTTTTTTTGAAGTAAACGGATAAATTGTTCCTGCCAAAGTTGCTTTTTCATGTCTACAGCCGTTTTTTGAATGTTTATTATTTTCGATTTTATTCTCTCTCACTTTAGCCCAAAAATCTCTGTATTCTTTAGATTCTAAAACTTGCTTAGCATCGTCAGAAAATAAAAAATAATTCCCTAAATCATATCTCTCATTATCTAAATCATTTCCATAGTCCTGAGTTTTCACAACTCTTGAATTGTTTATATAAAAATATATTCCTTTAAATTTTCTCATTGGCTTCCTCCTTGAAATAATAGCTAAAACTAAAGCAGCAAATAATTCTTTATCATCAGCATGCACCAGCTTCCTCCAATCTGATAACACTATCATCAATTTCTTTTAGCCACATAGCTTTAAAATCTTCAAAAGCCTTAACTACATCAGTTATCATAGATTTCAAAACTACTCCTATCATGTTTTTTTTGTGCGAGTTAATAGTTCCAAACATCATAATTACAAGAAACATAGTCCTAAGAAGTGCTAAATTATCTCCTGTTTCAGTATGGCCACATCCTGCAAATACCTCATCTAAAATTTTAATGACATCTTTTTCAACTTTATAATTAATCTGATTCTTAAATTTATCTACGATTTTATCAGAAGCTTTTATGGTTCTTGTTAAAATAGCTTTGTAATATCTGTTTAGAACCATACCCTCTTTATCCCAAAGCTCTCTATTTATTTTTAGATATTTGTTTACAAGATAAATTAATGTAATTCCTTGCATATCTCCATCTTTGTGAGTAATTCTTATCTTTTGCATGATTTACTCCTTTAACAAATAACCCAAATATTCATAAGCCTTCTTATAATCTTCAATTCCATTTTTCTTTCTAGCTCTCATTACATATTTGAGAATATTTCCAACACAAACAGCTTCTTTTCCTTTCATATCTTTTGTAACTTCAAAAATAATATCTTTTACTTCTATTCCTAAACTTTCAAGCATATAATGTTTTGGAGATTTAACATTATCTACTTCAGAAGTTTCAACAGTTTCTTGAGTCCCGTTTTCAATAATTTTTAATATTCTATTTTTAAGTCTTTCACTAGCTTCAACTTTTCCACATTCTAAATGTGATAAATAAGGTTGTGTCACATCAATTTTCTCAGCAAATTCTTTTTGATCTATATTATTATTCACTCTGTATTCTTTTACTCTTTTTCCTAAACTCATTTTTTTATCCTCCAAAATTATTTTTATAAAAAGTGCTATATTTTTTTCTAAGTGCTAGATAAGGGTGGGATTAAGTGTTCAATTATTTTTTGTTTTCCATTGGTATTAAAAGAAAAGTGCTCCAAGTGCTAGATTTTCACTCTATATCTTTTTTTTTTCTTATTATAAATA